ATATTTGTGAGCGACCTGGCCGCTCTTTAGCGTCTCAATGTGCGTAGCAGAGTTAGGACACTTTATCTCTAAGCATCCATCATGCCCTACAAGCCCGTCAGGGCTGGCGTGGGAGCCGATAATGGTCGGGTGCTTATACAGCCCTACCTCAGTGACTTCGTGGCCTGTAACGAAGCTGTAGGCGGTTCTGGCATCGTCCTCCTTATCAACTCCCCATTGCATAGCAGCGCTGCGGATAAATCCCTCCTCCTGCTGACCTGTTAGCCGTTCGATCACAAGCCTAGCCTGTAGGTTAGCGCGAGATGCTCCCCAGCCTGATTTGGTCTTGGCTAGGGCATCTGCCAGTTGGGAAGCGCCAAGGCTCCCACAACGTGCTGCAAACCATTCTGGGCTGCGTTGGATGATTGCTGCGTCTGTCATGCTAGTTTCTTTCTTAATGCAATTTTGACTAACTCAAACTTTGGCTCTGGCAATTCACGCAATGCGTTAATCTTGTAATGCTTGCAGAGCAAAGCATTGTCGGTCTTGGTTTCGTCTACCAATGCTTGCAATTCAGCAAACTGGCTATCGGAGATAAAGCGAATCCGTGGCGCTTCCTTTTCCTTGCCAGTGGTAGCATCCAGTGCGTCATGCTCGACAATGCAGAGGGCTGCTGTCCAGAGATAGCGAGTGGAGTAAGTCTCACAAGCGCCAATGTTCTGAATCTCGTGGCAACCTTTAAGATTGGCTGATCCCATTGGGCTGTGAATAATCACCTGGCTACCATCTTCGACATCAACGATGTGCATCGACGCAGTGCTTTCGGAAAAGCTGATAACCGCGCAAAGCCCAACATCGTTAAAGATACGAAGGGCTGGAACAAGGAAGTCGGAAAGCTCGAAGTATTTATATCCAGCAAAAGTGTTCTGGCCTGACTTCTTGAGCGGTAAAGCATGAAACGCTAACCGCGCCTCGTTTAGTTTTTTATGAATCGGCATTATATTTCTCCTTATGCAAAACGTGGAAATTTATAGCGGATTGGTTCTGCTGACCAATTCCGAATCGTCATAACGTCACCAATAAGCTCGGCTAGGTGTTCGCCATAGTTTGCGTGGCAAGCGCCAGCATTGATTGCCATCTCAACAAAGTCGCATGGCAAGCATTCAAATGTGTCGGTCATGGTGTGACCACAAACTGTGCATTTTTGATTTTTCATGACTGCTCCTTTTTTATTTTGTAAATACCTTGTATACAGGGCAAACGAGAATTAAAAGCGTTTTTTATCGCCAATCGAAAGAAAATTAAAAATGGACTATACCGCACACGCAATCGCAGAGCTTTACGCTGTGGCAAAGCATCACAATATCAAGGCTTATGAGATCGCCAATGAAGCTGGCATTACTCGTGTCACGCTGTCTAACTGGAAAAACAAACGCAGCGAACCAATGCTTGGCGCATACCTGGCAGCGTTTCATGCACTCGAGCGCATAATTGCAGCCAGGGCAGTCGATTGATCATGAAGCGATTCGGCAAATACCGCGCTGTCAAAGCGCAGTGCAATGCTGGTCACATGCATGACAGTAAGCGGGAAGCTGCAAAGTGTGACGAGCTTCACATATTGCAAACGGCTGGTGAGATAAGTGATCTGACGATCCACCCGCAATACTGGTTTGTGATAAATGGCAAGCAGCTTAAACATCCCAATGGTAGGCGGGTGGGTTACAAGTCTGATTTTGAGTATATTGAGAACGGGATGCTGGTGACTGAGGATGTGAAAGGGGTAATCGTTAGGGATTGGCCTTTGCGCCGCGCTGTCTTTAAGGCGCTATTTCCGAATCATGATCTACGGGAGACCAAATAAAAATGGGTGACCGAAGCCACCCAAGGTTGTTTTGGTAAGGAGCACCAAGCGGCGGATGATACGGGAAAACTGTATGCTGGTCAATGATGTATAAATTCGCTTTTATAAATCACCAAATGCGGTTATATAAGAGCGAGCGGGGAGTGCCCAAGAGAGGAAAGGCACTCAACCCGCTCTAACAACGCCTACTTAGGAAAGGCATCGCTGTAATGAGTAATACACGCCACAGAACCATGACGCAAGATATTGCGTCATGAGCATTAAATTAATGAGCGCCGTGTGGGAGCGCGATGATCTCACATCAACCCAAAAACTTGTTCTATTAGCTTTGGCTGATTGGGCCAATGATGAAGGGCTCTGCTGGCCTTCGATAGATAGGGTTGCTCTTAAGGCATCTCTGACAAGCAGGGGTGTGCAAAAAACAATCCGCTCTCTTGAAGAAATGCAGTTTCTTCGCAAAGAAGAAATAAAAGGCAGGGGAAATAAATACTGGGTTTCTATGCCCACGAACGAGGTTCACCCCCGAACAACGTTCACCCCACCCGTGTCACAGGTTCACCCCTCCCCTGAACCACGTTCACCCAATACATCATATACACATCAATTAACCACCAAGTATATAATAGAGGGGTATCCAGTCTGGTTGCCGATAGAGGCTTGGCAGGGTTGGGTGGAGATGCGGAATCAACGCAAGCGCCCATTAACAGATCGAGCGAAGGATAGGGCTTACAAGAAGCTGGAAGCCCTGCACTTGGCAGGACACGACATAAACGAATTGCTAGATCGTTCGACAATCAACGGCTGGCTCGATATATATGAACCGAAAGGCGCGACCAATGCAGGAAATAGCAAACACGCAGCAGAACCAACCAACCCAATGGTCAGAGCAGTCATTGCCAGCCAAGCTCGACGAGCTGCTGATGGGGAGCGACCTACCGACGATTGGGCCTAAGTCTGCGGAGACCCTTCAACAGTTTGTGGACGCGCCAAGACCACCAATGCCAGACCGCGAACAGGTCGAGGTTATGATCGCGAAGCTATCGTTGGCCACCGCCAGCCAGAAGCGCAGTCAGGAAGAAGAAGCAGAGCGCCTGGAGCTTTATTGGCTGACGCTGCGGATCTATCCCTTGGTCGATCTGCGAAGCGCGTTCATTAAACTGCTACGCACTTGCAAGTTCATGCCAACGCCAGCGGAAATAGATTCGGTGGTTCAGAATGAAGGCTATGATCGCAGACGCAGGATAAATCGCGCCAAGCACCTTTTGATGATTCACTATCGGGATTACACGCCGCCCCAGGAATACGTTACGGCAGAGGAGCTGGCAGAGCTACGGAGCAATCTACAAATTGGCCAAGGATAACGCCAGCGCCGCTACTAGGTTGATGTGCGACCTGGCTAAGTATCAGGCAGGAAAGCTATCACTGAATGATATACGTCAAAACTGGGCAAATCGTAAGTATGAAGGCGCTCCCAGGGAATGGGCTATCGAGGCGATTGCACACGCAAAACGACAAAAAACGTAATAAAATGAAAAAAACGCTTTTCTTTATAAAATATCTGGATTATAGAATGGCTATCAGCAAGGGAATTATCCCGCTAACAAGGAGACTGATAATGATTACGCTTACACCAGCTTCAAAAAGCCTTTTTATTAGCTTTGCAGAAGATGCCGATAACTGGAGTGGAGAGCCATTGCTTGATATTAGCGCAGCACAACGCGGCAACTTAACCGACCTGAAAAAACATGGGTTGCTTACAACTTTCCGCGACGAAGGTTGTGACTGGGTAATTTTTACAGATGCCGGCAGAGAATTTGCAGCAGCAAACGGCATCGAATATTTTCAAATTTAAATAAACGGGGGGCTTCGGCCCCCACAAAACTAGAGGCTATGCCTCGCCAAACTGGAGATTTAAAATGACTTTTATTACTCAAGCAATAGAAACTAAATATATACGAGCCACAGACGTTCGTGGCAGTAGCATTAAAGCAACCGCATACGGCGGCAGCATTACAATTGGTTACGACCACGCATTAAACACGGACGGAGCGCACAAGGCTGCTGCTGATGCTTTAATTGCTAAGATGGGTTGGACTGGCACATTTACACAGGGCGGAAACGCTAAAGGAAATGGCTACGTATTTGTAAATGTGGAGGGCGCATAACATGGTTTTAACAGCACACAATCAAAAATCTTGGGTGGAAACAATTTGGACCGCGCTAGAAATGGTTAGAGAGGATTGTATACCAGAGGGTGAGCCAATGTATGACGAGCAATGGGGCGATATTTGCACTGCTATGGCATGGATTAGTGAAGCGCTTAACATCGAAACTACGGAGTTAGAGGATGAGTTTACATGACACCATCTAAACTTAAACTAGCAAGAGTAGCTATGGGCTACAGCGTAACAGAGATGGCTGACGCTTTACGCCTATCGCCAGACAATGGCGCAACCAGCATACGCAAGATGGAATCTGGCAAGGTGCGTATCAGTGGGCCAATAATGGTTGCAGTCGATGCAATGCTAAAAGGCTATGATCCATTCGGCGATGATTATGAGGACGAAGATGGACAATATTAATTCACACCAGGTTGGTGGAGATCACTACGCATCAAAGACGGTTCAACCTTGGCAAGCCATGGAATCTTGGATGTCGCCAGAAGCTTTTTCAGGTTATTTGCAAGGTAATTGCATAAAGTATTTATCACGCTATCGTGAGAAGAACGGTATTGAGGATTTGAAGAAGGCGCAGCACTATTTATCTAAGCTGTGCAAGCATGAAAGTGAGAGAAATGACAAACGCACCAAAGATTGAACAACGCAGTGTAGCTAAATTAGTTCCATACGCAGCTAACAGCCGAACGCATACCGATACGCAGATTGCGCAGATAGCTGCAAGTATTAAAGAATTTGGATGGACTAATCCTATCTTAATTGATGGTAAAGATACTATTATTGCAGGGCATGCAAGGACACTAGCTGCACAAAAGCTAGGGATAAAAGATGTTCCTGTAATCGTGCTTGATTATTTAAGCGAGGCCCAGCAACGTGCATTAGTTATAGCTGATAACCAACTAGCGGTTAATGCTGGCTGGGATTATGAAATATTAGCTATTGAATTAGGGGAAATAAAAGACCTTGGATTTGACATAGACTTAATTGGCTTTAGCGCAGGAGAAATTGCAAAATTAACCTTCGAAGAAAAGGATTTATATCCTGATTCAAGCGCAAAAGAAATTAACCCAGATGATTACAACATGGGACATCAATGCCCAAAATGTGGATTCGAATTTAATGATGATAAATAAACCAGATTGCGCATGGAATTTAGCAGACCTAAATTTAATTCCAAAAAATGGAATAAAGGTAATGAGCACATTTGCTTGTGGAGGTGGCTCGAGCATGGGATATAAACGTGCTGGATGTGAGGTTATTGCAGCTAATGACATTGATCCAGAAATGGCTTGGCATTATAAGCTAAACATTAATCCAAAATATTATTTTCTTTGCCCTATTGGCGAATTGCTAGAAATGGAATTACCAGAAGAACTTTATAACTTAGACATTCTTGATGGTTCCCCACCTTGCTCAACCTTTAGTATGGCCGGCAGCCGAGAAAAAGCATGGGGTAAAGAAAAGCACTTTAGAGAGGGACAGGCAAAGCAAGTCCTGTCTGATCTATTTTTTGATTATCTTGATTTAGTAGGAAAGCTAAAACCAAAGGTAGCTATTGCTGAAAATGTTAAGGGAATGCTAATTGGAAACGCTAAGGGCTATACTAAGAAGGTAATGGAGCGATTTAAGGAGTTAGGTTATCGTCCACAATTGTTCCTTCTAAATGGCGCCGATTGTGGTGTCCCACAAAGGCGTGAACGAGTTTTCTTTGTAGCAATCCGCAATGACATTCAAAGTCAGCCATTAAAGCTAGCGCCAAAACATAGGTGGATAAGCTCAGGAGAAGCTACGCAGGATTTAAAGCGCCTTACTGTTGAAGAGATTAAAGATACAAAATCAACAGGTATTGATTTAAAAGCATGGAGCAAAACTCCAGAAGGAGGATGTTATGCAGATTATTTTAAAAAGTACGAAGGCAGAAACAATGCTTTTTCGCATCAAAAAATTAGCAGCAAGAAACCTTCCTGTACACTAACCGCAACATTTGATAATTTTACTCATTGGAATGAGTGCAGAAAACTAACTTTCCGCGAATGGAAGCGTCTTGGAAGTTTCCCAGATGATTATCAAGCTAAAACAGATAAAATTGGAAAGTATATGATTGGCATGAGTGTACCTCCTAAAATGACTGAACAAGTTGCTCGTGCAGTATGCGAGCAATGGTTAGGTGTAAAACCAA